TTTAATCTTCGTTAATGCCATTAGCTAATCTCTAGGATTGAAGCGAAAGCAGATAAGTCACCTGCTGCGCTTGCGGTTATCTTTAATTTGTCGTTACCCTCTAGGTTAAGGGGCTTGTCCAGAATAAGAGTTGAATCAGCAGGGATAGGCACTGTCTTAGCTACAGGAACGTAAGTCGTACCACCATCGTATGTGACTTCAACCGTAGCGTCTACCGCGCTGACACCATCCACATTGGATAAGTAGAGTGAGTGAATGAGGCATTGTTTGCCTGAACCGCAAGTGTATATAACATCACCTGTTGTTGATATGTTTGTGTCACCTGCGTTTACGAATGTATTTGCCATATTAGCCTCCTAGTGCTATTGCCATGGCTACTGCTGTGCCACTTGTTTCTTTTGTATCTAAGGTTGTTTGAAGGTTAGACACTTCTGAGATTGAATGACTTGAGGGGTGTGAATAGTTATTAGCACTTGTTGCAATGCCGTCAAGTTTGGATTTAAGGGTTGTTGTAAAGTTCTTCTGTGTTAAACCACCATCACCAATAGAGTAAGTTGTGTCTGTGAATAAAGCACCGCTTGGTACATTGGTTAGAACTTGTGAGTCATCTACCTTGCCAGCAAGGTTTGTGGTGACTGTTGCAGCGTAATTGGCATCATCACCAAGAGCTGCTGCTAATTCATTAAGGGTATCTAGGGCTGCTGGCGCGCCATCAATAACCGCATTAACGGCTGTTGTTGCAGCACTGGATGCGGATGAAGCACTAGAGGCTGCTGCTGTAGCTGATGCTGCTGCTGCTGTGGCACTTGATGAAGCATTGGTGGCAGAGGTTGACGCATTGGTCTCTGCTGTTTCAACTCCTGTCCTGGCTGTTTCTGCTGCTGTCTTAGCAGTTTCAGCATCATTTTTATGTGTCTCTGCGTTGGATTCTGCTGTCTCAGCATTGGTCTCTGCCGTTTCTGCTGCTGTTTTAGCTGTCTCTGCTGCGTTCTTGTAACTTAAAGCATTCGACTCACTCGCTGAAGCCTCACTAGCTTTTGTAGATGCGGTAGAGGCTGATGATGCTGCATTTGTTGCCGAGGTAGACGCATTACTTGCCTGAGTTGTTGCAGTACTCGCACTACTAGAGGCCGATGTCGCACTACTTGCTGCTGCTGTGGCAGATGTAGCAGAATTAGTCTCGCTTGTAGAGGCGTTAGATTCTGACGTTGCTGCGTTAGTAGCTGATGTAGAGGCATTGGTTTCTGAGGTAGATGTGTTAGATTCAGATGTGGATGCATTGCTTGCCGATGTTGCTGCGTTAGATGAGTAAGTGGATGCGTTTGATGCTGCGTTTGATGCTGTTGTGGCTGATCCAGATGCTGATGTCGCACTTGCTAGGGCGCTAGTTTCGGCAGTTTCGGCACTAGTCTCAGAGGATTCAGCGTTGGTTTCTGCTAATTCGGCTGCTGTTTTGGCTGTTTCTGCTGCTGTTTGTGCTAGTTCAGCAGCATTCTTTGCATCAGTGGCATCATCTAGGACAGAGCCAAAGTCAAACGACTCAGCATTGTTTAGAGTTGTTGCAATTCCTTGTCCTCTATCAATTGCCATTAGCTAACCTTGTTTAAGTATTTCACGATCCAGTTAGCAAAGTCAGACATACGATCAAAGCACCAGCCAATAAATTTAAATATCTTGACCAATGGTACGATTAATTTTTTTAAGTTTTCCATATTCACCTTATCTTAAATATTCTTAATAAAACACCCTGGACGAATCCAAGGTGTTTCGGTTAAAGATACTAAGCGCCTGTCATCTGAACAACTGAACCAGCACGAACCAACTTAACACCAAACACTGTGTCAGCAGTGAATAGATCAGCTAGTTTCTCTTGCTTGTACTGAGTCTGTGAACGTACAGACTGTTGTGTTGCTAGAACCGCAGCATCTTTTTGGAACATTACAGCGTTCTCAACACCAGAACCACCTACGTTTGTAGATACATACACATCTACACCATAGATTGAACCAACTTTACCAGTTGAGATTGCAGTTCCTGTACCCAGCTTTGCTTGCTCTGAGAAGCGAGGTTCTGCAAGTAGCTTGCTGTAAGTAGCAGGTGAAACCATTAATGCACGACCATTCATAGGTGCGTTGTTATCATTAAGTGCTTCAACACCAGACAAGATAGTTGTATCCCAGCCTGTAGCTGTGGCACCTGTAATGTCATTAGTAGCTCCAGATTTAAGCTCAGTCAATACAGTAGTATCTACCTTATCAGCCAGTGCGAAACCAGCATCATCAGTGTAGAACTTGCGCATAGATGAGATTGCTTGTAGAGAAGCAATATCTTCAATATACATTGACCACTCAAAGTGCTGATCGATACTAACTACGATGTCAGCAGCAGTATCTGTGATTGCTGTTACATCAGAGCCAGCCGTTTTAGCATTGGCAGCGTTACGAGCAGGGTTAGGAATGTGAATTGAATCACCTTTCTTACCTGCGTGGTTTAGGCCGCGTACTAGATTAGCAGCGACTAGGTTTGCTTTATATGTGGCTACTACCTCATCAGACCAGATTTCTGGAATGAAATTAGCTGTAGTAGTCGTTGTCATGTTAGCCATGATTTATTTCTCCTATAAGGGTTTATTAAGTGACCCTGTTCTCGGCATAGGCTTGATAGATTTCATCTTGCATAGCTTCGTACTTCAGTGGGTCGGTTTGTTTTAAGCGGATTAAATCTGCTCTTCGATATGACTTCTTTCCACCAATAGAATCTCCAGAGGAGCGAGTCTCAGATTTGGTTTGTCGCATGGCTTCCTGACGTTTAGACTCTTCTTGCTTTTCGACTTCTTTTGTTTTATCAATCATGTTGACTTTGTCATACATATCGAACAATTCAATCGCATAGTCGGGTCTATAGTCAGAGTCTGCTTTGCGGAACATCTCTGTACGGATTTCGCTTTCACCTAACCATTTTTGAAAGGTTGTGTCTTGAACACGTTCTTCCCAATTTGGGTAGGCTTTTTCGAGTACACCAAGGCTTGCTTGATGCTCCTGTTTAACTCTATCTTCTCTAGCCTTAATTAATTCAGGATGGTTTTCTATAGCCGAGTTGACTGCGTTTGCAGGGTCGTTGTAGAATTGATCCTCAAAATTTGGGGCTTCTTCTGTTGGTTCTGTAGCTTGTGTAGACTTGAGGTTGTCGATTAACTCTTGTAAGCTCTCAATGGTCTTTCGTTGTTCACCAACGGTCTGACCTTGTTTGCCTAAGAGTTTTTCTGCATTAAGATGCATCTCGATTAAGTCTTGTTCTGATTTACCAGCATACTTCTCAGGGATTTCACTATCTACAGGCTCCGATGTAGCCTCCTTGGTAGATTCAACTACCTCTGTTGATACTGTGTCCTGTGCGATTGTTTCTTGAGTTTCTGTTACCTGGTTATTTTCAACGCTCGATGCGTCATCTACTACTACTGTCATATTGGTTCTCCGCCCCTATAGGGTTGTGAAGTGGTTTAAGATTTAGAGTCTCGGCAAAGGTCGAGCAGTGACCTTATTGAGATTGTTCTAAAGTGAGTTTTGTTGTGTTTTCTAAACTTAGAATCAAGTTTATAATTCGCAACTGACCTTTGGCTTCCCAGAGGTCTTTATCATCTTGCATAGTGTCAATATCTCTAACACTATGCTCAATGTTTGTTAGGTCTTGGATGAGGTCGAGCCAGCCATCTGACTCAAACATCGTCAACCTGTCGTTAAGAAACTGTTCGTCTGTTTTCAACGGTTATCAGTTAAAGGTTGGAATGGTTTTCTTTTCTCCCTCTGCCCTGGCTTTAGCTAGGTTGAGGATGGTCTCAGACTTGAGGTGTTCTACCTCTGGCACGTTTCTTGCCGTTTCTGAGTGGGTATTCATAATGTCTGCCTTGGTTTTCTCTAAGCCAATAGCATCTTTCTGAAGTTTGAGTACCTTCGCCTGAACATCAATCTCATTAGGGAGGTTGGTAGCTGCTTCAGCTTGCCACTTGATTGCTTTGGATTTCTCCTCTTCAGCTTCAGCTAGGGTCTTTTGAACATCTGCTTGCTTCTGTTGAATCTCAAGTTCCATAGCTATCTGTTGCATCTGTTGTTGCTGTGGATTAGGTTCGTTGCCTTGCATCAATGCGTGGACAATCTGGTCTCTGTTGTGGATAGATGAGTTTTGGAAGAGGGCGAGTAAGATGACGTTAAACGCAGGAGATTCTTTAGGAATAGCCTGTAGCATTTGTACCATCTGAGTCATTTCCAGCTCTTTAGCCATAATGCCCATCGTTGAGTACGGGATAAACTTGTAATCAGAGACAGGGTATCTATCGACATCGAATTGAATCTTGCGCCACATCGACTTGTTAATCATTGGGATTAAGAAGGTGTTCTGGAAGTTCATTAGGGTGCGTTTCTGTCGCTTAATAGCAGCCGACTGCATCATCGACATACCAGAGGCAGTACCATTAGGACCAGCACCAGTATCGGTTGAACCTGTACCCATTTGTACCATGTTCTGTAGGGCAGCCACTTGGTTAAATGTTGAGGGGTCTGTGGTTCCCATGTTTAGAGGCATAATAGCTTGCCTAGGATCACCATTGGTTAGTACGGTCTTACCTGGTCTAACCTCAAACTTGATTCCCCTTGGTAGTCTTGTCGCATCCGCAGCCATCATTGGGGTAGTGGTTAAAGCCAGAGAGTCAATTCTTGCTCTCATCTCAGCATCAAGTGCCTTTTGCGGGTTGTATCCTTTTTCACACACGCCTCTGCCCCAGAACTTATTTGGGACAATGTCGTGTTGGTAGTAGATGAAAGGTCTATCTTCCATCATAAAGGCGTTCTCTTCTACTCTAAGGATGTGTTCATCGTTAGCAATAGTAACTACTGCCTCAACTAGAACGTCTTTCTTAGTGTATTCAAAGTCATCTTTATCTGCCTTCGCTTTAAGGAAGCGTTTAGGT